CTGTTAATGGACTTATGGTTCCAGCAGGTTCAACTACTGTATATGACCAAATTTTAGGTAAAAATGCTAAAAGACCATTTTTACACGTTAGATATAGAGCTTCAGAAACTGAAGACAGAAGATATAAAACGTGGATAACTGGTGGAGCAGGAGGAGCTGCAACAAGCGGTGATGACGTAATGAACGTCAACTTCTTATCTGAAAGATGTGTATGTACATTGGGTGCAAATAACTTCTTCTTATTCAAATCATAAGAAGAGTAAATAACTAAAAGGGGGAGTTAATCCTCCTCCTTTTTTTTTAATCTAATTAAATTTAAATACAATGAAAAAGAATATATTAAAAAACGAGACGTATGTCTTAACCAGCGGAAAAGCTCCGCTAGCTTTTATGTTAGCGACTCATCATAACAAAAGAAATACACTACTGTATTTTGATGAGGAAAAACAAGTTAATAGAGAATTATGTTACGCTAAAAATCAAAAATCAATTTTTGTAGACGAACAAGATGGGAATAAAGTTTTAGAGCCCATAATTTTTGAAGATGGAATGTTAAATGTACCATCTACAAATCCTATGCTCCAACAATTTTTAGAATTTCATCCTGGCTATAATAACCTATTTCGTAAAGTAAATACCGAAAGAGATGCAGCAGAAGATGTTGAAGTATTAAGCGCTCAAGTAGATGCATTAGTTGAAGCTCGCTCTTTATCCATTCCACAAATGGAAAATGTAGGGAGAGTATTATTTAGTACAGATGTTACAAAAATGTCTACAGCTGAATTGAAAAGAGATATTTTAGTTTTTGCTAAAACAGAACCTGAAGTGTTTTTAAGTATACTTAACGACCCTATGTTGAAATTACAAGCCAAAGTTCAATCATTTTTTGATGAAGGTAAGTTAATGATGAAGAACCAAAATGTTCATTTCAACACTAAGAGTAATAAGAAAAGAATGATGACGGTTCCTTTTGGTGAAGATAAAAATGCTATTATAGGTCAATATTTTAAAACTGATGAAGGAGTTAGTACTTTGATAATGTTAGAAAAGTTGAAGTAAATATTAGGGTGTAGGCATATACTTTATAAGAAAGAGAGAGCTCAAAGCACTCTCTTTTTTTTTGTTTATCTTTGTACTTTATTAACCTAATGTTATTATTATTATGGAAAAATTTTTAAGTATGCCTGTTACAAATGAAGGAAACCAACTGGTTTCGTGTAACGACGTAAAGTGTGTAGAAATGGGAGATGAAGCTGGAGCAAATACAACTACTCATGTAGCGGTATTTTATGGTTCAGGAAAAGTGGTAGATGTAACATTTACTCCTGCAGTAGCAGCAGCAAATGTAGAAGTTAGAACTAGTTTACAAGATGCTCTAACAAGCGCATTAGCTACATCGTGGACAAATTTAACACGCGAATGGCCACCTCAAGGAGTATTATCTGACACAGCAGGCTCAATGATTACAATATCTGGAGTAGATATATCCTAATTTAATAACCTTAATTACATTTTTATTATGGAAAAATTTTTAAATATTACAGTCGAAAGTGCAGGAGGACCTTCCCAAATAGTTTCTGTTAAAGACTTAAAACTTGTAGAACAAGATACTACTACTACAGTAAAGTTAAATTATGGGAATGGTAAAGTTATTACATTAACTTGGCCAACAGGAGAGGCTTCACCAGCTTTACAGAATTCTGTAGAAAAAGCTGTAAAATTAGCCTTAGCAACGGGATGGACAAGTGTCAAATATGATTATTTACCTAAATCAGACGGGTATTTAACAGGAATAGGAATAGCTTAAAATGAATAATACAATGGAAAAATATATAGAAATAGATGTAGCAACAATGGTTCTATCAGGACGAGCTACAGCGGACGGAACAGCAGGAGGAAATGGCCCTAATAAATTAAATTACTCAACAGGTGGATTTACAGCGAATGTAACTGTAGGTGATTGGGTATTCATTTGGGGAGTAAACGGAACTGCACAAGCAGCAGGAGGCCACTTATATGAAGTAGCTACAGTAGATAGCGATATCCTATTGACTTTAACACCAAAAGGTGCAACAGCAGGTCAAGGAACAGGAGTAGTAGATACGGGAGATTTTTACATATACTCCAATACTGCAACTTATTCTCAAATGTTATCGGCTAGCAATGTAGTATGGGCAGAAAATGTTGGTACTGCTACCTCAAATACTAAGTTTAATGTAATATATAGCGGAGCATCAGGAATTACGTGTCAAGTCAATTATGCGTATACTGGAACCGTTCAAGGAAATGAAGATATGAGAAATGGATTACAAACCTCAGTAACACGTATATTGGGTAAAAATTGGCCAGAAATCTCTACAAAATGGGATTTAAAAGAAAACAACAGCGGCTTATCTTCGGCAGCTTATAAGGTGCTAGATGTATCGAAAATATAATTAAAACTAACTAGAATTTTAAGAGGTTTACAAAAAAAGTAGACCTCTTTTTTTTTGTTTATCTTTGTAGAAAGATTTTATAATGATTAACTCAGTAAGAAATACAGTCTTAGCAATATTAAACAAGAATAATTACGGATACATACCTCCTAACGATTTTAATTTATATGCTAAGCAAGCTCAGCTTGATTTATTTGAGGATTTGTTTTATGAGTATAATTATCAAATAGTAAAAGAAAATGTTAGACAATCGGGAAGTGGATATGCAGATATATCTAAAGGGATTGTAGAGGTAATAGATTTATTTTCTACTACCGCCCTCCTTACTCAGACTGCTCCACAAGTAGGCACTAATCAATATACAATGCCTCTTGATTATTATTTAATAAATAAAGTTTTATGTTATGATACCGCAGGTACTACCTTTACAGGTGAGGCGGAAAGAGTGAGTCACAGTAAAGTTACAATGCTGACTAATTCTAATTTAACTGCCCCGACAACAACATATCCTGCTTACACAACAGAAGTAACTGTATTAACTGTACATCCTGCAACAATTACGGGGGCGAATCAACTGCAAGCACAATACATAAGATACCCTCTCGACCCAGTATGGACATATTTATCTATAACAGATGGAGCTCCTGTGTTTGACAGCTCTTCATCCTCTTATCAAGATTTTGAATTATCGGCAGATTATGAAACAGATTTAGTAGTAAAGATTTTACAATACGCAGGAGTATCAATTAGAGAGGCAGCTGTAGTTCAGTGGGCTAATCAAGCGGAAATTAACGAAAATACATCAGAACAATAATGGCTTATTTAAACGATTATCAATATTATACAAATGCAGGAGTAGCACCTACGGATGAAAATTGGGGCTCATACCAGTATGTGAGTTTAGCCGATATAGTCAATAATTTTTTATTGATGTATTATGGTAATCACTCTTTAGTTAATAACGAAGAAAGATTTAAAATACTTTTTCACGCTAAACGAGCAATCCAAGAATTAAACTATGATGCTTTTAAAGAAATAAAAGCTTTAGAATTAAATGTGGGAGCCCAGTTAAGATTTATTCTACCTCAAGATTTTGTAAATTGGGTTAGAATATCTTTATTTAAAGATGGTGTATTGAGACCATTAACTGAAAACATTCAAATTAACACTTCATCTGCGTACTTACAAGACAATGATTCTAATATATTATTTGACGAAGACGGAAATGTGTTAAGGCCAGAATATTCTACTTTAGATTTTGACCGTATAAAAGGAACTGATAAAACTATGTACTTAAATCAGGGTGCAGCATTTGATGGACTATACGGGTGGAATTACAATGGATACTGGTACTTTGATTTACCTGTAGCAAATCACTACGGATTAAATACCGAAACTGCAAATGCTAATCCAACTTTCAATATAGATAAAAAAAATGGTGTAATAACCTTTAGTTCTAATATTAAAGAGGAATTATGTATACTAGAATACATAACCGATGGAATGGAAGGCGGAGTAGATAGTGAAGTGACTGTTAATAAACTTTTTGAAGATTATGTTTATGCGTATATTCAATATGCTATTTTAAACAGCAAACAAGGAGTGCAAGAATATATAGTTACGCGTGCTAGAAAAAATAAATCATCTTTATTAAGAAATGCCAAAATAAGAATGAGCAATATTCATCCAGGTAGGTTATTAATGAATATGAGAGGTAAAGATAAGTGGATTAAATAAAATGGCTAAAGCAACACGAAATTTTATTGTCGGTAGAATGAATAAGTCTGTAGACGAAAGGCTTGTTCCTAATGGAGAGTATATCCACGCAGAAAATGTACGTTTAGGTTCAACAGAAAGTTCTGAAATAGGGTCTGTTGAAAACTCCAAAGGAAACAAACTTATAGTTACTCCTGAATACCCTTCGGGGACTACTTATGCTTTTAAGTGTTTAGGTGCTTTGGCTGATGCTGCTAATGAAACAATTTATTGGTTTGTGCACGCTGATGACACAGGCCTAGGAGCTACTGGGAAACTTGATATGATTGTGTCTTACAACAAGCAGAGTTACGTAATTACTAATCACGTAGTAAGTTTAAATGATGGAGGGAATGTAAATACAACATTAAATTTTAATTCCAAATATTTAATAAACAGTATAAATAAAGTAGAAAATTTATTGTTTTTTTCTGACAATATTAATCCCCCTAGATTTATAGATTTAACCACAAACTACGCTGACCCTCTTGGTAATATAGACCAGTTTACGGCAGAAAGCATTTTAGTAATTAAAAAACCCCCCG